AACTGGGGTTCAAGGCGTAGGTAAACTTGGTACGGTAACAACCAAAACGGGCGCAGGAGTTAACGCCACAGGACTTCAGGCAGTAGGATATGTAGGTACGGTTAGTACGGCAACTAGTGTAAATATGGCTGTAACAGGAGTTCAAGCTCCTACTCAGCTAGGCAATGTAACAGTAACCTTAACCCAAAATATCAGGGTAACAGGGGTACAAGCGGTAGGTCAGGTAGGCAATGTAAGCATTACAGGAAGTGCCGTTATCTACTTAACAGGCGTTCAAGCTACAGGTATAATTGGGCAAGTGTTAGTCTGGGGTCAAATACCCGACAATTACACAACAACTTGGACACAAATAAACGATAGCAATAGCGCTACATGGACACAAGTTACAGATAATGCAGTAACCGAATGGGATTTAATAGCAGCATAAAGGATAAAGAATGTTTGTATATAAAATAACGAATACGGTAAATGGAATGCTATATATTGGCATTACTAGCCGTACGGTTCACAAACGTTGGTTACAACATAAGGCTTGTGCAAATAACGGGTTGAATTACCCATTTTATAACGCCATTAAAGAATACGGTTCAGATGCATTTACTGTAGAAACCGTTTATGAGGGAAAAGATCTTGAAGACATCCAACAGATGGAAATACAACTAATTGCAAAGCATAATACATATATTCGCAATGGCGGTGGATACAACCTTACGTATGGCGGAGAAGGTGCTGGCAAAATGCCCAGAGAAGCCGTTGAAAGGGCAAGATTAGCTCGCATTGGGCAAAAACGTACCGCTGCACAAAAACTTGCTATATCAATTGGCAGAACTGGAAAAGCACTTTTAAATGATATGGCAAGAAAACATCCTAAAGAAATGGTATTAAAAGCTATGGAACTATTAAAACAAGGAAGTAAACAAAGAGAGATTGTCGCAGCTACAGGACTAACGCAGTCTTATATTAGTAATCTTAAGACCAAAAAACGTGGTCTTTCATTGTTAGGAGCTTAACCGTGGCCTCAACTTATAGTACCTCCCTCAGAATTGAACTCATTGGTAACGGCGAACAGTCCGGCACTTGGGGTACAACGACTAATACTAACTTAGGCTCTATTATTGAGCAAGCTATTACGGGCGTTGAAACCATTACAATGACCAATGCGACTTATACCCTATCTAACTACAACGGTGCTGTAGACCAAGCTAGAAATGCGGTATTGATATTAAGTGGCCCGGTTACTAGCCCGCAAAATCTTATTGCCCCAGCAGTAGAAAAAGTCTATTTAATTAAGAACCAGTCGGGTAACACAATTACCATTAAGACTTCAAGCGGTACTGGAGCAGCCCTTTCTAATGGCACATATGCCCAAGTTTACTGTGACGGCACCGACTTTTATAATGCTACCCCATCAGGCAATAGTGTTACTGGCGATTTAGCTGTTTCTGGAAGCATTACGGCTGGCGCAAACGTTACGGCAAATGGCACGATTACTGCTAATACCATTAGTGCTACAACCTATACAGGAATTACAGGACGTATTATTCAAACTGTATTTTCATCTGGCGGAACTGGATCAACAACTTCAGGTTCATTTACAGCCACAAGTAGTTTGGCAAATATTACACCAACGTCCGTATCTAGCAAAATTCTTGTTTTAGTAAGCGGAATGTTTTGGCAAACCAACGGCTATGGTGGTAATGCTTTTTTAACTGTATACCGTAATTCAACAAACTTAAATAGTTCTTCTCCTATGGCTATGGCTGCAGTACCAACAGGCCAAAACAGCTTTTACGGATCTACTGGAATCAGTCTTTTAGACTCCCCATCATCAACAAGTCTTTTAACTTACCGACCTTACATTTCCGCAGATAGTGGGGGAACGGCAGACTGGGGCGCATATAGTAGTGCAAGAATTACTTTACTGGAGATTTTATAATGTCATACGAACTTCCTAATAGCTATCCACAAGCAATTGTAGCTTTGGCTCCCGGTGCAGAATGGTCGATGACAGACAACAATGACTACAACACGTTATCTTGGTATTCGGTAAATATTGCCCAGCCAACGCAAGCAGCCTGTGACGCTGAAATTAGTTCATTAAATGCTAATCAACCATTAGCAGATTGTAAAAGCCAAGCCAGTAAACTACTGTATCAAACCGACTGGACTACTATTCCTGACGTTGCTGATTCAACCAAGTCAAACCCATATCTGGTGAACTCAGCCGCATTTAATACGTATCGTAATGCAGTACGGCAATATATCGTTTATCCAGTAGCAAACCCAGTATTCCCCCCTGTACCAACAGCCCAATGGAGTAGTTAATGATTATCGAAACTCAAGCCGTTACTCTTGATGAAAACAATACCGACTGCGCTACTAAGGTTGAAATCTTATGCCCGCAGTGTAGTCGGGATGTGGACGAATTTGAATTGGCTGCGCAAAAGTGTAGTGATTGTGGCGCTAATTTATCTGACCCTGTTCAGCACGTTGCTGTTGCAGTAACTTCCGTACCTCTATTTGGGATAACTTTCTAATGTTTATTATTGACTATATCTTTGACCGTTTAGGCTATGTTCGTAAACCCGTGCCCGCACCTTGGCCTTTCCCAGCAGAAAAGCCCGTTAAAAAGGCTGCCCGCAAAACCGTTGTTAAAAAAGTAACAACCCGTAAAAAATGATGCACGTAACAATGAAACAAATGGTTAGGTCACGGACGATGTGGTTCTCGTTGGCTTTGGTTATTATTGGTGCGCTATATGATAACTTTTCGTATCTTCAGGATGTTATTAGTCCTAAGTACTACGGAACCATTTTTGTGAGCATAGGTATTATTTGCGCTATTTTGCGCTTTTATACAACTAAACCATTGGACGACAAATGAGCTTTTTACTTTATCCGTTTCTAGTAGTTATTAATCTAATTGGTACAGTCTTAACCTTTCCTTTAGCACTATTCATCGTACTATTCAAAAAGGACGAAATGGGCTGGGTTAATAATGCTACTGCTAAAGCCGTAGGCCCACGCTTGATTAGTCTCTTTACTTGGTTCCAGACTCCTGATAACAGCTTAGACGGTGATGCTGGTTGGGAAGAGAAACACAGCCATTCTTGGTGGTCACGAGTCCAATGGCTTTGGCGTAACCCGTTTTATGGATTTGCCGTAGTAACTTTTGATGGCTCGTCTGGTATGTCGTACTCTGGCGATTTAAACTGTAGCCCAACTAATCCGGGTCATATTCTTGTTACTGGTCATGGTTTGTTTCAGTGGATATATTACAAAAGCTTAGGATCAAAGTGCTTATACTTAAACTTTGGTTGGAACATCAAGGCTCTCGTAGAACCCGGCTTCATTACACCAGATCAATGGCATGACAACACAGCCCTAATACACGACTACCCAGCTACCTTTGCATTCTCACCGAGGATTGTCTAATGTTTGGGCTAATGATTCCTGTTCAGTTTTATATCTACGCTGCCTGTGCTGTTCTTGCATTGGGTGGTTTAGGCTACGGCAAATACGAGTCTGCTAAGTATGATGCCTATGTATCTAAGGCTGAACTGGCTGCTAAAGAGCAGGAACTAGCTAATAAATCAAAGGCTAAAGAAGCCGCACAAGTTAATGAAAAGGTTAAAAATGATTATGAAAATCGCATTGCTCTTATTAAGCGTACTTATGGTGGGATGCGCCTCTCCAGTACCGGTCAAACAGGCACAATTTCCAACACCACCAGCCCAACTGATGGCACCTCCACTGACCCTAAATTTATTGAAAAATGCGCAATGACTACGCAACAGCTCGTTAGCCTTCAAGGTTGGTTGAGCGAACAAATTGGAATCTTTAACGCCAAATGAACAGCTTGCAATTAAAAAAACTTGGCATAGACACCAAATGGGAAATCCCGTTAAATCAAGTCTTTGTTAAATATGACCTCGACACACCAAAGCGTCAAGCAGCGTTTATTGGTCAGTGTGCTGTTGAGAGCGCTAACTTTACTCGTTTACAAGAAAACCTTAATTACTCCGCCCAAAGACTAACGCAAGTCTGGCCTAGCCGTTTTCCTAATATTAGTATGGCAGAACCTTACGCTAACAACCCAGAAAAGCTGGCTAATTTTGTATACGCTGGACGGATGGGTAATCTTCAAGACGGCGATGGCTGGAAGTTTCACGGTAGAGGTTTAATACAATTAACAGGTAGAGAGAATTATGCGAATTGCGGAAGTGGTGTTGGTGTCGATTTTATTGATAACCCTGATTTATTACTCACTCCCAAATATGCCGCTTTAAGTGCGGGCTGGTACTGGAATCGTAAGCAGCTAAATCTGTTGGCAGACACACAAGAATACGGCGTAATGACCAGAAGAATTAACGGCGGTCTTACGGGTTTAGACGAAAGAATTGCTAAAATAACCAAAGCACTACAGGTACTAGGGTAACTATGCCATTACAAAAAATTCAATTGCGCCCCGGTTTAAATCGTGAAGGCACTAACTACTCGAATGAGGGTGGATATTATGATGGTGATAAGATTCGTTTCCGTTCTGGCTACCCTGAAAAAATTGGTGGTTGGACACGGTTAAGCATTAACTACTTCCTTGGTGTTGCTAGATCTTTATGGAACTGGGCTACATTAGCTGGTGCCAACTTACTTGGTATTGGAACTAACCTTAAATACTATATTGAAAACGGTGGCATTTACTACGACATTACACCAATCGTTGCCTCGGCTAATGAAGTTAATGCTATATCGGTTGGCTTTACAACCCTAGTTAACACTATTTCAAACTCTACTACAACTGTAGTAATGACTAATGCTAGGTATATGCCCGCTCAAAACGGCATTATTAAGATTGATACGGAACAGATTTTTTATAGCACCCTAACAGCCAATACTGCCTCTTCATGCGTAAGAGGGTTTAACAATACTACGGCAGCTTCTCATACGGCTGGCGCTAATGTATCTAGCGGGTTCTTTCAATGGTATGACACTAATAATGATGCTAATAATGGTGACTTTATTATTATTTCTAACTGTTCGGTATCTAACGTAGGTGGCATAGCTAACACAACTATTAACGGCGAACATCAGACTTTCAAATATGCAGCTAACTACAGCTACATTTTATCTGCTCCCGGATCTGACAATAACTTATCCAATATTACTTTTAGTACTTCTTCTGCCACAAACTTAGCTAATATAACGGTTCAAAACGAATACCCGGTTGGTTTAGCTATTTACTCTATTGGTAATGGCTGGGGTGCTGGGCCTTGGAGTCGAGGTACTTGGGGTTCTGCTTATAATACTGGCGCTGGCGTAGGACAACAATTGCGGCTTTGGACTAATGATAACTATGGTCAGGACTTAGTTTTAGCTCCTCGTGGGGGTCCAATTTTTTACTGGACGGCGGCAAATGGCACAGGTAATAGAGCAGAATATTTAGCAGATTTAGCAAACGTTGTATCTAGCGGGTCTGGTGTATGGGTGCCACATACAACTAATGAAGTTGTAGCTTCAGATATTCAACGATTTGTAATGGCTTTTGGCGCTAATAGTTATGATTCTACAAATTCTAACACTCCTTTTGACCCTATGTTGGTACGCTGGTCAGACCAAGAAAACCCTTACGAATGGGTTCCAGCCATAACTAATCAAGCTGGTGAATTTAGACTTTCGCACGGTTCATATATTGTAGCTACGATTAACACCCGTCAGGAAGTTTTAGTGTTAACGGATTCAACCGTGTATTCAATGCAGTATTTAGGGCCACCCTATGTTTGGGGCTTCCAAGTAATTATGGATAACACTTCAATTATGGGGCCAAATGCAATTATTACAATTAACAACATTACTTACTGGATGGGTACGGACAAGTTCTATATGTATTCTGGTAGGGTGGAAACTTTGCCTTGTGCGCTGCGGCAATATGTTTTTGCTGATATTAATAAAGATCAAGCATGGCAAGTTACCGTAGGATCTAATGAAGGATTTAATGAAATTTGGTGGTTCTATTGCTCACAAAACAGTACGGTAATTGATAAGTATGTAATCTATAACTACTTAGATCGTGTTTGGTCTTATGGTAATTTAAACCGTACTTCGTGGCTAGATTCTGGTATTCGTCCAAACCCAATGGGTGTGTATATTGTTGGCGCAGATGCTTTATTAAACCCAACAGGGCGAGTTGTTTACCATGAGGTTGGCACGGATGATGCGGGTGGTTTATCTAGCTTACCAATTAATGCCTATGTACAGTCTTCCGATTTTGATATTGGGGATGGAAATAACTTTGCTTATGTCTGGAGAATGTTGCCCGATGTTAACTTTAATGGCTCAAATGTAGACCAGCCTTCTGTTGTTATGGAACTTCAACCCCGTCAAAACTCAGGTTCAGCCTATGGGGATGCAGCTAACGCCACTACAACAAGTTCACAGAACTATGTAACATACCCCCAATATACGGTACAACAGTTTACAGGACAGGTTTATACCCGCTTACGTGGTCGCCAAATGGCAATGAAGATTAGCTCAGATGGATTGGGTGTGGCTTGGCAGCTAGGCGCACCAAGGATTGATATTAGACCAGACGGAAGACGCTCATGAGTACAGGCACTACTAAAGCACCTAACTTACCAATTGCGCCGGTTGAGTATAACCAACAATTCCAAGACCAATTTAATAACGTCTTGCGGCTTTACTTTAACCAGCTAGATAATCCGGGACCCTCGGTAATGTCTACACAACGTAACGGAACGGCGGTCATTTCTGCCCTTAATTTTAGCGAAGCTAATGCTACCAATGCCAGAGTAGTTAGTCTTCCAACCCAAGCCGATTACGCCAATATTACAGTAGGTTCGGTTTATGTTGATACAGCTAACGCTAATGTTTTGAAAGTCAAGATTTAAATGGTAAAATCAGCAAATATTAAGAAGGACTACTATGTATTCTAGCGGAATAGCAGGCTTAAATACGCCTATAGAACAGAATCAAATGTATCCGGGCAGCCAACAAGTGCCGTCTCAGTACGCTACGCCTTCTCAAGCACCAATAAGCTCAAGCGCCCTTAACGCTAGCTATGAAGCAAAAACAGATCCATATACTGGTGAAATGAAACTAGCTAATGGTGGAATTGCTGCACTGCGGTATGATGAAGGTGGTGACGTGCAACCTACTTATTCTAATGACGATAATGGAAATTTAGTTGACTCAAACGGAAAGATTGTAGCTACCGCAGAAGCCCGCAATGACCCATATATACAGTCTACTTTCTTTAACCCAAAAAGCGCGGTTGCAAATGATCCAGCAGAAGCACAAGCTTTTTATGAGTTAAAAAGTAAAGATCCAAAACAATTTTATAGCCAAGTTGCTGATAAATTAGGCAAGCAAATTATTAATGCTTATCAAGGTAACGAGAATTACGACACCGAATATAATCAGCTTCAAGGCCTTAAAGATATAGTACCAAAAGATTATTATAAAAACCAACTTGGTTTTAAAGCACACTCAATGGGCTGGCAAGTAGGTCAAAATCGTGGTGAAAGAAACGCCCCAACGGAACAAGAAATTGCAAGTATGGTTCCAGAAGCGCAAGCGGCTGGTCTTGCTCCAGAAGAAATTAATTCTATTGTTAGTCAAAACTTTGGACAAGCCCGCAATCGGAATGTACAGCGCATAGCTAGTTTGGCTGAAACTGGTGGATCTGGATTTAGCTTTCAAAAAGATCTTCAACCCATTCTACAAAATGTAGGCATAGCTGCTTTAACCGCTGGCGCAGGTGCTGCATTAGCTCCCGCCGCCGTTGGCGCTGAAGCCGCTCTTCCAACAGTTGCTGACGCTGGCTTAGGACTTGCTGATCTTCAAACTGCATACAAAGCATATGGTTTAGGTAAAAACTTATACGGAGCAGCCTCAAGCGGCGGGAAAGATATCGGTTCTGATATTGGTGCCGCTAAGGGGTTATATAGTTTAGGTAGTACTATGATGGCCGCTCAAGGCGGCGTTATGCATTCTGGTATTGGAGATTTAGGCGGATATTCAGACGGTGGCAGGCTTTTAAAAGGTCCCGGAGATGGCATGAGTGACCATATTCCAGCTACAATAGGTGATAAACAACCTGCCAGACTTGCGGACGGTGAATTTGTCATACCCGCAGATGTAGTATCGCATTTAGGTAACGGCTCTACAGACGCTGGAGCAAAGCATTTATACAAAATGATGGACAAGATTCGTAGAGCTAGAACAGGCAACCCTAAACAGGGTAAACAGATTAACGCAAGTAAGTTTTTACCAAGGAATTAAATTATGGGATTATTCGACGCTCAGGGTATATCTTCTACCCCACAAAGCCAGCAAACCAATTTAGCGAACAATGTTTCGACTACTACTGGTGGCATTAGTGCATTTGCTCAACCTTATGTAAATAACTTGTTAACCAATGCTCAAGCATTGACTGCAACTCCTACTGCACTGCAACAACAGTCTTATACTAATGCAGCAAACTTAGGTGTCGCCCCACAAATTGGTCAAGCTACAGGTATGGCTAACCAAGCGGCCCAAGGCGCTATGGGTACGGCTGGAACCGCATTAGGGTATGGACAGACCGCTTCTGGATATGGTCAACAAGCTACACAGGCTGGGCAAAACTACCAGAACATGGCTACTGATCCTAATCAGATGGCAGCCTACATGAACCCTTATATTCAACAGGCGCTTG